CTGGTATGAGACTCTTGCTGGTCAGGTCGTCACGCATCCATCGGTGACGCAGCAGCGCGCGCATCAGGCCGAGATGATTACCATGCTATCCATGCTTGGTTTTTCTCCGAGTGATCGGAGCCGATTGGGGCTGGCGGAAGTGAGGGTTGCGAATGAGCTCGATGAGTATCGTAAGCGGACGAGCCGCGTGGTCGACGCCACGGCTCTACTCGCAGACTGACGGGCCGAGCGTCGCTGATTTTGGGCGCACGTTTCTCCGTGTCTCGAAGGGGATCGAGGCTGGTAATCCGTTGCGCGTGACGGAGTGGCAGGCAGACCTCCTCGATGCGCTCTACGAGCGTAGACCGGATGGGCTGCTCCGGTATCGGCGGAGCCTGGTCGGGTTGGCGCGTAAGAATGGTAAGAGCCTGCTCGGATCACTGATCGCATTGCATGGATTGATTGAGGGCGAGCCTGGTGCTGAGGTGTATTCGGCGGCGGGTGATCGGCAGCAGGCGCGGATCGTGTTTGGTGAGGCTCGCCGTCAAGTGCTCGAGTCGCCGGCGCTGTCTGGGATTTGTAAGGTGTATCGAGATGCGATTGAGGTGCCGTCGTCGGGTGCGATCTATCGTGTCCTCGCTTCGGACTCTAAGCTCGTGCAGGGATTGAATCCGTCGACGGTCGTGCTTGACGAGCTCCACGTGGTGCACGAAGAATTATGGGACGCGCTTACGCTCGGGTCGGGTGCCAGGCGGGATCCCATGATCGTCGCGATCACCACGGCTGGCTATGACTTCGAGACGATCGCGGGGCGCCTCTACCAGTATGGGAAGCGTGTCTGCTCGGGTGATGTCGAGGATGAGTCGTTCGGGTTTTTCTGGTGGGAAGCACTCGCCGATTGCAAGCTCGGTGAGCGTGCTGCGTGGGAGGCTGCTAATCCGAATCTTGCGCTCGGCTTATTGTCTGAGGAGGATCTCGACGTGAGTGCTCGGCAGACGGCCGAGGTCGCGTTTCGCCGGTACCGGCTCAATCAGTGGGTGCGTACGCAGGAGTCGTGGCTGCCGGCGGGAGCGTGGGAACAATGCCAGGACGATACTCTCGAATTAGACGTTGATTGTCCAAGTTTCGTCGGGGTCGATATGGCGCTGAAGCACGACTCGATCGCGGTCGTGATTGTGCAGGAATTGCCGACTGGTCGGATTGTGTGTCGCGCGCGGATCTGGCTGCCTGATGGGGATTTTGTGGATGTCGCTGAGGTCGAGGAGCATATTCGCGATTTGCACGCTAGGTATGATGTGCGCGAGATCGCGTACGATCCGGCGTATATGCAACGCACGGCTGAGGTGCTCGCCGATGATGGATTACCAATGGTGGAGTTTGGTCAGTCGGCGCAGCGGATGGTGCCAGCTTGCGGCACGCTTTACGAGATGATCGTGGGTGGTCGCGTCGCGCATGATGGCGCGCCAGTCTTTACGGATCAGGTCTTGTCGGCTGCGCCACGCTCGACGGATCAGGGCTGGAGATTGTCTAAGGGCAAGTCGAAGCGTAAGATTGATGCAGCGATCGCGTTGGCGATGGCTGTCGATCGTGCCACGAGGAAGATGGAGGCTCAGATTGTTCCGGGATTTTTTGCGAACTAACCGCGCTGGTGCGGCTATCATGCTAGTACAAGTGATTGGTGCGCTAATTATCTCGGCGGGTGCCGCTCTGATTTTCGTGCCGGCCGGACTGGTCGTGGCAGGAGCCTTCGTGATCGCATTTGGCGTAGCAATCGAGAGGACACGCTAGATGCTAGGCGACCTATTTGCCCCAGTCGAGAAGCGCTCGATTAGTTTTCAGACACTCTTCGCGTCTGGCGATTCGCTCGCGCTGACGACGAACAGCGGCGTCACGATGAATCAGGACCAGTGCCTGAAGCTCGGCACGGTTTACGCTTGCGTCCGCTTGATTTCGGATAGCATCTCGACGCTGCCGCTTGATACTTTTTATCGCCAGAATGGTGAGCGTTTGCCTGCGCGTCCACGACCGGCGTGGCTTGACGCGCCAGAGCTCGGCGTGAGCCGTACCGATCACTTCAGTCAGGTGCTCATCTCGCTGCTCATCAATGGCAACGCGTTTGTGCGGATCCTGCGCGACGATCAGGGCGTCGCCGGTCTCGCTGTCATGAATCCGCGCATGGTTGAGGTGCAGCGATCGAAGGAGACGCGACGGCCAGAATACTCGATTGATAATGGTCGCGAGATCGTCGCGTATGAGGACATGATTCATATCACCGAGCTCCGCTTGCCGGGCGAGCTGCGTGGTCGGTCGCGTATCGATCTCGTCCGCGACACGCTCGGACTTGGTAAGGCGCTCGAGACGTCCGCGCAGCTCTTCTTCGGCCAGGGTTCGACGCTAGGCGGAGTGATTGAGTATCCCGGAGCTCTCACTCGCGAGCAGGCGAAGGACTTGGCGGATTCGTTTCAGGAGCAGCATCGCAGCGTGCAGCGTTCGCACAAGCCGGGCGTCCTCTTTGGCGGCGCGAAGTACACGACCACGAGCAGTCCGCCGAACGAAGCGCAGATGCTCGAGTCGCGCCAGTACAGCACAGAGGAGATTGCGCGCGTCTTCAGGTGTCCGCCGGCGCTGCTCGGTGTGACGACGCCAGGCGCAATGTCATACGCAAGCGTCGAGATGAATGGCATCCACTTCGTGACGTACTGCCTCCGGCCGTACATCGTCAAGATCGAGGACGCGTACCAGCGCTTGCTGCCATCTGAGACGTTTCTAAAATTCAACGTCGACGGCTTGCTTCGCGGTGATCAGCAGAGCCGGTACCAGTCATTCTCGACCGGTGTGCAGTCGGGGTTTCTCTCGATCAATGACATCCACCGCCTCGAGGACATGGCTCCGGTTGATGGTGGTGACGAGTACCGCGTGCCGCTTGCGAATACAAATATGCGCGCGGCTAATCTCGTCGAGCTCGAGAAGAAGACGGCGATGGCCGTGAAGCTTGTACAGTCGGGCTTTGATCCTGCCGCGACACTCGCGGCGCTCGGCATTGATCCGATCGTCCACACTGGTCTGCCGAGCGTTCAACTTCAAGGCATCGCGCAGGTTGATCCGGAGGATCCGGCCGCCGCGTATCCGGTTGGTACGGCGTAGGTGCCGTACTTCATCTCCGACTCGCAGGCTGATTGTGACGGTTGGGCTACCGTCAAAGACGACGGTACTGGGCCCGTCACGATCGGCTGTCACGCATCGAAGCAGGATGCCGTGGATCATATGGTCGCGGCTTCGCTTGCCGAAGACTTAGCGCCTGGTGGCGAGCGTGACTTGAATGGTCCAGCCGCGATCGTCGTCGACATTGACGGCACGCTGATCGCGGCGAATGGTGATCCGATCGAGAACGTTGTCGCATTTGTCGATGAGTACACAGGCGCGGTTTTGATTTTGACGGCGCGGATGGAAACGCGACGCGCCGAAACGATCGCCCAACTTGACGCCATCGGCGTCGACTACGAGCTCCTCGAGATGCGCGCGAATCGTACGCCAGAAGTCGCGTACAAAGCAGCCGTCATGAAGAATCTGTTTGCAAAATATAATATTGAACTGGCGATTGAGAATAATCCTGACGTACGCGCCGAATATGCGCGTATCGGCGTGACAGTGCTGGCGCCATCCGGCGTAGATCCGCAAGAGCTCCCACAGATGCTGAAGCGAGCGCTTGACGCGCGCATAGTTGACCTTTCACCTCCGGCGTATATCAGCGCAGCTGCCGAACGTGGCCTAGCGTACTATGCCGATGGCTTGGCGGGCGATGGCGTCGTCGAGCGGACCATTCGCGAAGCGCGCCTAATGGCGAGCGGCGAAGTCTCTGAGGACAAGGTAATCCGCACGAGCGCATGGATTGCTCGGCACCTCGTCGATCTCGAAGCGCCAGCAAATAACGATCCGACGCTTGACGCGTATCCCGGGCCGGGCGCGGTTGCCTTCTTTTTGTGGGGAGTTGACCCTTTGGATCCGGAGCCTGCGCGCGCGTGGTTTGATCGTAAGGCCGAGGCGATCAAAGCCGACGCTACGAATGAGGCGCCTATCCGTGCTGCTACCATTCGTGGCATGAATGGTGACGTAGAGATTCGGCGCGTAACTGTCAACGAATTCGAGCTGCGTGACGCTGCTGCCGACTCGACAGCGGGGATGCACTTTAGCGGCTACGCGGCTGTCTTTGATTCTCCAAGCGAGCCGCTTCCGTTTATTGAGCGGATCTCGCCGGGCGCATTCTCGCAGTCGCTTGCCAGCCGTAACGAGATCAAGCTCTTTGTCAATCACGACACGACGCGCGTGCTCGCGTCGAAGCGATCGGGGACGCTGCGGTTGTCGGAGGATGCGTACGGCTTGCGCGTCGAGGCCGACTTGCCGCCGACGACGGACGGGAATGATCTCGCGATCCTAATGCGGCGCGGTGATGTCGATTCGATGAGTTTTGGCTTCTCTGTTCCGAGTGGTGGCGATGTGTGGAGCAATGATGGCGCGACGCGCCAGCTCAACGAGGTCCGCTTGCATGAGGTGTCGATCGTGACGGCTTTCCCTGCGTATCAGGCGACGACGGCGAGCGTTCGATCCCTCGACCAGCTCGCCGAGGTGACTGGTCACGACGCGGCCGCGTTGTCGAATGCGCTCACGCGTCTCGAGTCGGGCGAAGAGCTCGACGCGGCAGCCGCTACGCTCATCGAGAGTGTCGTGGATAAGCTCCGCGCGGCTCCGTCGGATGATGTGCTCGGAGCGCTCGCGTTGAAGCGTAAGCAGCTCGACTTGCTGCTCGCGCGCGTCTAAACGCGATATTACGACTGCTATCGTATTGGTAGGTGATCTGCGGAGCCGCGGTCGCCACTTGTGACTAGCGGAGCCGCTGGCACACCACAATCGACCGCGATCCAGAAAGGATCAAGAATATGAGCGAGTACTTGAAGCGTCAGACCGAGCTTCGCGTCAACGCGTGGGAAGAGGCCAAGACTCTCCTCGACGCTGCGGCCACCGAAGGCCGCGATCTGACCGGCGAAGAGCAGGTCATCTACGAGCGCATCAGCGAGGACATGGAGAATCGTGCCCGCGTTATCGAGCAGATGACGAAGGACGAGGAGCGCGCGCAGCGTCTCGACGCTGCAGCCGCCAATGTCCGCACCGACGAGGCGCCTGCGCCTACGGATGAGGACGACACGGCTGCGCTGCGGAGCCTGCTTCGTGGTGAGAAGCGTTCGCTCGAGTTTGTCGAGCGTCGCGACGTGCTGAAGACGAACACGGGCGCGCCCGTGCCGACTTCATTCTACGATCAGGTGATCCTCAAGGCTCGTCTGGTCGGTCCGATGCTGAGCGTCTCCACGACGATCAACACTGCTGGTGGCGAGAGCCTTCAAATCCCTGTTTTGAGTACGTACTCTGGTGCGACGGTGGCTGCTGAGGCTGGCGCGATTGGCGAGAGCGATCCGGCATTCGGAACCTTCATCACGATGAG